GAACAGGTCTATATGACCGCCACGGGCTTCCTGATTATCCGTATGTCAAGTTTGGCGAAGATTCCCGTGACGGACGGGCGCTACTTCGAGGTGGACGACAAGACGACGGACGACTTCTTCTTCGCTGACTGGTGCAAGGCGACAAAGCTGAAATGGTACGCGGCGGGCAACGTCGTCTGCGATCAGATAGACCTTGACGGGAGGCTACACAGGATTGAGGAGGCCGTCCCAGAGATAGTGCCAGGGGAGTATCCAGACGGCATCCCCATAGAAAAGCTATTCCCTACTTCGGACGCAACTGGATGAAGGCTAAGCTCACCGAAGAGGTAGCCACCACCATCATCAATAACTTCTACGCCCTGTTGTATAGCGGCGGCGTATGGCAGCGGACGTACTGGCGGGGCCATCCAGCTACCAAGCTGCCGAGTGATCTATTCGTCTACCAGGAACTTATCCACGCTGTAAGGCCGGATTACATCGTGGAGACAGGCACAGCTCATGGTGGCTCGGCCCTGTTCTTCGCGGATATGCTGGAGCTGGAGGGGCAAGGCGAGGTGATTACAATTGATCTCAACTTCCGCCCCGACCGCCCCGACCATCACAGGATTAAGTACATCAATGCCGATTCGCTCGACGCCTTCGCCGAGATCGAGAGCGTGGTCAGGGGTAAGAAGGTGATCGTCAGCCTCGACTCAGACCACCAGAAGGATCACGTCTTGGCAGAGATGGAACTGTACGCACCGTTGGCGACTGAATATCTGGTGGTGGAGGACACAAGTATCAACCACCCAATAGCGGTTGAGGGGATTGACGAAGGCCCGATGGAGGCGGTGACGGAGTTCCTTGAAACCCACAAGGAGTTCGAGATCGACCGTACAGCGCACAAGTTCCTCGTCACGACTAACCCTAATGGCTGGCTAAGAAGGAGAATTCATGGCAGAGAAACCCCCAAAGGTCAAGCGGATTGGGTTCCGCGCCTGTAGCGGTTGCGGAGACCTATTACCTGCTGGGGCATCCTGTCCCAACTGCAAGGCATAAGCCCGATGGCTTCGTGGCTATCTGAGAACTTGAACGAGCGCGAAATAATCACCGCTGGCCCCACCCGCCTGAACGGTTGGTCATTGACCAACACTGGTACTCAAGATCGCTTCGTTGCTTTCAAGAATGAAGAGATCACGAAACCCATGATTGTCGTTCCGGCTGGCGAGGAGCGGAGCATCACGGGCCTAGACGAGCCCTTCCCTAGTGGGTTGGCGATAGAAAGCCTTACTGGGGATGGAACGTTGATTGCCAATGTCTTCTTTGAGGAACGCGAGCCGCTCCTCAGTCCGGAGGAAGAGTAGTGGCCCGCACCGACACCTCACATGAGAATGTAACCCGCTTCTTCGGGCTGTCCACGGACACGAAGCCGACCAACGCCATGGTCGGCGCGACCTTCACTGAGACCGACACACAAGAGGAGTTCGTCTACGACGGCGTTAACTGGACTCGTGACAAGACGGTGGTGGTGGAACAGGTCGGTGCTGTTGAGGTGAAAGACACGGCCACAACTAACGATCTATTGAGCGAGATATTAACTCAGCAGAAGCTCACCAATGCTTATCTGGCGATAGTGACCGACGTAATTCTGGACAACGACTGCATACCAGAGGAGGAGTGATGGCACAGAAGATAGGATACCTGACTAAGAAGGGCGTGAATGAGGAGGTTCACGGTTCCGACACTCGGTTTAACACCTCCTCACGGTCATCTCAGCGCATCCACTACATCTCCCGCGATGACGGGCAGGCATACACCATCGTCAGTCACGACGGTTCGGCGGCTGCTACAACCTACCCTATCTATCTGCAAAACACATCCTCGTCTGGGCTGTTGCTCTACGTGGACACCATCAATGTGGGAGGTGTAGAGTCGGCGCTGTGGAAGGTGTGGTTTGTAACAGGAACGGCGTCAGCCGGATCGCCTTTGACGGCGGTCAATATGAACAAGGCGTCAAGCAACGCAGCCGCCATAACGGCCAGAGGTGATGATGCCATCGCAAACCTGACGACAGATGGTGAGATTACCTCAATAAGGACAGCGGCAACGGATCACGATGATCTGAGGTTCGACGACGCTATCATTCTCGGGCAGAACGACGCTATTGCGGTAGAGTATGCCACGGGAACGACCGGGATCGCTGAAATTGCAATCGCCTTCTACCTGGAGACCTCGGAATAAATGCCAGTTAATGTCAGGGTAACGGGGATAGGCCACGAGTCCGGGCACCGCAGGCTCGAACAGGCCATGCACCAGAAGTCCGGAGCGATGGCTGGTGCTGTTGTGTATGTGGAGCGATTACTCGACTTCGATCCGGAGTTCCATCCTTTTCTGAACGACACTTTCGGGGCAGCGATGAACCAGAACGTCACGTTTAGTGGCGTCCCTGAGAAAATCCATAATGGAGGAAGCTCTGTTGAGTGGGACGCCACAGCCATCTCAGGAACCTGGAACTTTGCAGACTCAGGCAAGATAACCCTCACGTCAGGCGCTGACACCGATGCGGCGCTGTTCGAGGAAGAGGGCGCGTCAACCGTTGACTGGGCTAGCTTCACAGCCCTCACGGGGAAGGTAGACCTCGATACCTACAGCGGCATCACCCACGATTTCTCAATACAGTTCGACCTTGCCGGGGTGGCCGTGGGAGATTCTCTGTTGCTCAACAGCTACATCGACACTGGGGATTTCGCAGAGCAGACCTTTGTGATCCCAAAAGCAGACTTCAACTTCGCTACGACGGTCGTTGATGGGCTCACTCTTGCGTTGGTTCGCGCTGGGGGGCCAAAGCCAACGGTAAAGTTCGATGACATCCAGATGGAGGCGGCAGGAGACCCGCTCATCTTCAAGGCAACTACGCCCAAAGGCACAAAGTTTCACATCACTGAGCTGCGAATCGCCATTGCCGACAACATCACAGGGATTACTTCGGTGGCGGACGCGTCGGAAAACGCCACAGTGCCCAATCTTGCCTATGACGACTTCATGGGGATTACGTCCCCGCTAACAAATGGTGTGTTGTTCTCCAGAGTGAAGGGTGGCAAGACGATTTTTAACGTGAGCATCAAGCAATTGGGGGACTTCCTCGCCACGGGTGCAAATATCGCCAATCACATTTCGGATGGCACTAACACGTTCATCACGATGGTAATTGAGTTCCCAGAGCCGATCATCCTGAACGGCACCAACGATGACTTTCTGTCATACACGATCAACGACAATCTCTCAGGACTATTGCAGTTCACCGCAGCGGCCAGAGGGGCGTTGGAGGTATAGATGCACATAATCGCAACGCACGTTATGAAGGACGAACCCTGCTACGGACTGTGGGAAGGCCCGAAGGGCGGAAGGTGGATTCAGCGCGTATTTATTGTGCGGGGTGACGCTATCGCCAAGTTCGAGACGGACTACGGCCCCGTGGCGGACTGGCCTGACGCCACGGAGACCATCTACCCCTCTTTCGGGGAGAACTCCGTCGCCCAACTTCAGGAGATGGCCGAGCGAGACAGACACAGCGATAAGTGGGCTAAACGGCGAAGGGAGATGCAGGCCGAGAGTACCCTCATCTCCGACATTCTAAAACAGGAGGAGATATTACTTGATGTAGTTGCCAACCGCAGCAATTTCGGCCCCGGCGTGAGAGTCCAAAGAAACGACTTCCCCCGCGAGGCCGTGCAAAGTCAATATAAGGAGAAGAAGAATGGCAGATAAGGCTGCACAAGCTGAGAGGCTGCGCGATCTGCGCGGCCAAGTTACAGAACTAGGATCGTCTGATGTGCCGGAAATCCTCTTCCAACATATTTCCCCAGGCCGTGAACCCGTCACGGTCTACTCCACGAAAGACGGCTGCCCTACCCCGATTCCTGCTTACATGCTGGGGGCGGCGATGGAACTACGGAATGAGGACGGGACTTTCCGGTTCGTAGCTAAAGCCGAGGACGCGCCAGAGTACAAGCTAGGAACCATCAAGTGCTTTCTGCACCCCGACAGTCCTGAGCGACCAGTCTTAGAGTTAGTCGGCTTGGGTTCCGCGACTTGCCCAAAGGCCACCCTCGCCAGTGTGCAGTCTAAGCGGCTGCATGGCCTTCACCGCCACAAGCAGGAGTGGGAAGCGTGGCAGGAACATGTAGAGGGCAAGAAGGAAGAGAGACGCGAGGAGCGACTGAACCAGCAGCTAGAGGCGACTCTAGCGCTCGCGGGGAACGGGCAGCGGCCACCTCCGAAGGGCGAGTGCGACATCTGCGGCAAGACAGGGTTCAAGAACGTAGGAGCGCACAAGAGAGGGGCTCATAATGGCGATTCGGCCCAGTAAGGTAGACACCACATCAATCTTAACGTCTGACGCGGCGGTGAAGGCGGGGCCTGGTCTAGTGTTCTGGATTGCCGCCTCAGCGGGCGCTACAGGTGGAGCGTTTCAGATTTCCGACGCGCTGGACGATAGCAACGACGTCTTCAGTGCGGTAATGCCTGCCACCTCAGTCGTCTTCTTTGGCCCGTTCGACCCGCCGATTGTGTGCGCTACAGGGATTTACGCCGACATCCCCGGCACAAACGTAACCCTCACTGTTGGCTATCAGTAATGGCTGTCCGGGCGTCGAAAACAGCGACGACTGCGATAACCACAAGCAACACCACGATCAAGTCTACTTCAGGGAGGGTCTTCTGGGTTGCCATTTCCGAGACAGGCGGTGCAGCGCAGGAGGCCATTATCTTTACGGACGATTCACTCGACCGTTGGCGAGGAGATTCAGCTCCAGATAGCGTATCCTTTCACAGGTTCAACCCACCTCTGGAGATGGTTGGGTCTATCGGCATCACCCACATAGGGGCCGGAGCTGCGACGGTAACGACGGGATACGAATGATTCTCTACATAAGGAGGTAATGTCAATGTCTCCAAGGCACGGCCCGAAAGGAAACCCACACAAGCGACGCAAGCCGCCGAAGAAGTAATGGTCACAAAGGCTAAGGCAAAGAAAATCCTCAAGCACGGCTCCGTCCAGGGGAAGCGCCTGACGAAGAAACAGCGCGGCTTCTTTGGGGCTAGGGCGGGCGGCAAGCGCCGCAAGAAGTAGGAGTAGCGCATGGCAACCCTCATAATTATGGCTCGTGACCTAGCGCAGCGTCTCTACCGTGAGTCCCATTGGCCGGTCACGGGCTCGGCTACAGGCGGGGATACTACCTCGCTCATAGACACTACCGAACTGCTGTATTCCAGCGGAGACGCTAATGCCTGGGATAGAAAGTGGGTCTATCGGGAGACTAGCCCCAGCGACACCGTAACCTCCTCACGGGTGACAGAAGGTGGCCTTAATGCAGGCGCGGGTGACTTGACACTCTCCCCCGCGCTCTCTAGTTCGTTTGCCAGCGGCAACAACTACATCATTACCGATCAGCACATCGACGTGTTGAAGAACGCCATTAACCGCGTCCAGCGGAATCTCTTTCTTGAGACGTTTTATCCCCTCTCTCTTCACGTCATGGGGAACGACGCGAACGACATGGAGCCGTCCACGATAGCGACGGACTACTCTTCCACCAACGCGACTTTGGCGACGGAATCCACCATCGTCTTTAACGGGGCACAGTCACTTAAAATAACGGCGACCTCTGCGGCGGGCTACGCGAACACGGGCAATATCGGTGTCAGCGACAGCCAGAATCTCTACGCTGCCATGATGATGTACGTCACGTCAGGCGACTCGGCCACTTTCCGTGTTATCGACGTAACCGACTCCAATGCCACCATCGAGGACGCCACCACGGACGAACCCTCATGGGTGGAGTTAGTCTACCCCTTCTCTGTGCCGACTGATTGCGAGCAGATAGATTTCCGCTTCATCGCGGACGCCAGCGGCGACATTATCTTCGGTGAGGACTTCCAGGTTTGGCGCAACGGCAGGCAAGTCTACTCCCTCCCGTCATGGATCACCCGCCCCGAACAGCTATTGGACGTGCGAGCTTTCCCTCAAGGTGTCGGAGGCCCCGCCTCAGACAACGACTACATCGCCAACGAGCGCCGTTCCCAACCCCTGTCCTACGGCTTTGAGAGCGTCGACAGACGGGGGAACCTCCCTTTGCATATATGGGTGGACGCTGGGAGCGCACGGCCCTTCATTTACGCTCTGAGGCCGTTAGTCGAGCTTTCCGCCGACACGTCTAACTCCGTTGCCGAACAAGACTTTGTTGTGAGATGGGCGGAAAAACTCGTGAGAGAGCCGGACAATGCTTCCGAGACGATGGCTTTACTTAGAGCGATTCACTTCCAGAGAGTCACGACGGAGCTGCCGACTAGGACAGGGGTGTCCATGCGCTAGTAGGCGCAGACCTGCTGAAATTGCCTGACGATGCTCAGCCTACGGTCATACGCCGCTACTTTAGAGAACTGTTCATCGGCGCTGCCCACAGCGTTCTCAATCAAGCCTGCGTCCGTTGCTAGTGGATTGTCGAATAGGTAATCGGCCCACGCTTGGTGCATGGCGCGAGCATCCTCCAAGCTCCAAATGAGCCAGTCAACCTCCGGGGCTGGGGGGCAATCGAGCGGAGCGACGGGCACTTCGACAACCACCTCAACGGGCACTTCGACAAGGACTTCTCTGACTACCTCGACGGAGACTTCGGTGACGACAGGAACTTCAATAGGCACACGGATAATCTCCGGTTCAGCCTGAGAACAAGCCAAGAGCAGGATAGCCAACGATATTGCGAGGGCTTTGACTAGCATTATGAGGCAATCATTTTATCACATGGAGAACACAGATGCCACGTGGCCCATCCGAAATCGGTGACGAACTTGGCATCTCGGCGGTAAACGATTCGGGGAAGAAGTCGTACCCCCTTGCCCGAATCCCCAACAACGTCTCCTATGAGACGGTATCAGAACAACCAGAGGCGGAGCCGAACCAGCGCTTGGCGTGGCCGCTTAGCTTTCACGGGGGCATTGGACACCACAAATACACCCCAGAAACGGCTGGATATGCCCAAAGCACGGGCATGTTGGTTTCCACTCCCAGGGTAATCCGTCCAGCGGCAAAGCTAGGCGGCGCTGCTCTTACAGGTGCCGTTAATCCGCCAAACTATTTCTTCGAGGCCACTGTAAACGATGCCGGGGTTGATGATGGCAAGCCGCGCCTTTTTGTCATCGCCGTAGAGTCAGATGAGGTCAATGTCTACAAAGTCTCGTTAGCCCACGGCGATAGTGGAACGGCAAACGCAGCCGTAACCACAACGAACACTACATTAACTGACACGCGAGAGGCTTGGACAACCGATGAGTGGATCGGTGAGACCGTCACCTGTAACAGCAAGACGATGACCGTTACAGGCAACACGGCTACCGTGCTGACTGGAACATCATGGAGCGGCGGTGGCAATCCCGGCGATGGCAACGAATGGATAATCGGCGTTGGCCCTGCTGGGACTCTCCTCAACACCAAGACGTTCACCGTCACTACGACCCAGCCGATGGGGCATCCCGCTGAGTGGAACGATGGCTCGAACACTCGCTGGCTTGTGCCCCTGGGCGATGGCGGCTTCATTCAGCGGCTAGATTCAGTCGTGTCCGGCACCTCTGCCGACACATGGACAAGCGACGACGCGGACGCACGGCACCTGAAAGTCGTTGGTAACCAATTGGTGCGCTCTACGGATGAGAACCAAGTCTCCATTCTGTCACGCGGGGTATCCGCCATTGCCGAAAGTGGCTGGGGTGGTGACTTCTTCGCTGGCGACGTCAGTTCCAAAATCACGGAATTGGGCGAGGCGAGCGGATTAGGGTACATCGCCAAAGAGGACGGATTCTACGAGTGGGATTTGGAGGGGGAAGCCGCCAACGTCTTCCCCGAAATCGGCAGGGCTCCTCGCAACGGGCAGGGAATGGTGTATTGGCATGGAGGATTCCTAATCCCCGCAGCTTCGGGTCTCTGGTGGACGCGAACTGGTAAGCCGATTGGGCCCGACAGCAATCCGAACAATTCCCAAAATCACCCCGTACTCTCATCAATATATTCGTCAAAAGGGGGACACTGGATGGGCCTCTATCCTTTTGGGGAATATATCTTCGGGATTTACATAACCCCAAATATACCTGTTAGTACAACGGCCCTACTGCTTTTGGGCCGTGAACGGGAGAGCGCTGACCCCCCAGGCTGGGGGCCTATAATATGGCATGTTCTCGATTTCCTCACCGCAGACCTTGACGACTTCCACGGGTGCTTTGTATCTGAGACATCAGAAATATCGCTGGCCGAAACTAGACCTTCGATCTGGTACGCATCGGGGACTGGCCTTCTTGAAAAGCCGCTGGACAGGGATGGCGCACCACGGAACACCCGTGGCGACATCTCAGTACTAGACGCATTCGTTTATTCCGGCGAGATAGACTTCGGCATTCCGCGTGTTCTCAAGCAGTTATGGATGATAGATGGCTGGGCTGAGGACATGACTGTTGATCACGTCTTCTATTTCAGTATTGCGGTGGATGGTGGCGCGACTATCCAATTAGGTGCCAATATCACTGAGGATGGGTACTTCCAACGGTTCTGGACACAAGATAGCAACGATACGGCCCGAGCGTTTCTTGTCTTTTGCAAGTTTGAGGCGGGAAGCAACCGCACGGGCCTGAATGGGCCGCATCTCCGCGATGCCGCTGTACGTGCTATTGCCCTTCCCGCCACGACCCGCGAGTGGACATTCTTGTTCGGTGTAGAGGATGAGCAGTCCAAGACCGCGAAGAAGATACGCTCCGAACTCGAGGCTTACGTGGGCGACCTGAAGAAGTTTACTCTCCCGGACAGAGATTTCTTCAACGGTGTCATGGGGAAACCCAGGATGCTTAGGGCCGACGAGATCAACAGACTGACTCCGCGCAATCAGGAGCCGCCCCATTACGTGATAGCGGCCACAGTCAGGGAGATGTCAGGATCGTGATAGTAACCAAAATCATCACCGTCCACCCCGTTAACCAGCCTGACGATGTGAAGTACATCTTTGTCGGCGAGGGTGAACGATTGGGCGAGGCGGGGCGGACTCTCAAAAAGGGCACTTACTACGAGGGAAGGGCGGGTAGGGCATTGAGGGTTTTCCTAGAGAAGCTGTAATGCCGGAACGCGAATACGACCCCACGCTCCAATCTCCGTCCGAGCGGCGGAGTCTACTGAGCCAGGGCATACTGCGGCTGAGACGGCTGTTCGTCCAGGTAGCGAATATCACAACCCTCCGCACCGACACCATCACTGAGCGGACGCCAGCGGCGGGGGTGACGGCGGGTGGCGTACTCCTGCAGGACTCCGAGGTTACAACGGATGTCATCCACGAGAAGACTCCCGCGACAGGCGTGATTATTGATGGCCTGCTTATAATGGATAACTTTATAGAGTACGAGGAGATTTCCACACCGGCTAACCCAGCGCTGAACTTCTTGCGGCTGTTTGCCCGTGCTAGCGGGACCAACATACAACTCATAGCCTTATCGAGCCAGGGTGCCGAGTGTGTGATCTGCACTCTGGACGACACGGCAGTAGCCCACACGAACACCCTGACTCTCAACTGGATTGAAGATTAGTGAAGAGTCTTGTGGCATTGAGCACATGCCCAGATAACCTCAAGCGGCTTAGACCAATCTGGGTGATGCCCGTGAAGAACGCGGCGCTCAACTTCCTTATGACACATTGAGCATTGGGATGGCTTCTCGATACGGCCTTCGTAGACGGCAGTTTTTAGGGTGACGCGAGCCCGCTCTCGCTCAGGATGCTGGGCGATGTTGCGGTCTATCGCAGCCTGAAACCGCCCTGGGTCTTCCTTGCGCTTCTGTCCATAGTATTCGCGGCCATGTTTGGCATACCACTTGCGGTAGCGTTGCCGGTACACCTCTTTGTGTTGCTGGTAGTAACGCTGGGAATATTCTTTCGATTTCGATTGCATCGTCCAGTTAAGTTTACCCGCACCGTCCAGTTAAGTCAATAGGAGGCACCATGCCGAAGCCGAAGAAGAAAAAGGATGAGTCGAAGAACCGCGAACCATCTATTCCCGTATCGGCAGTACCTCACCTGTTCAACGAGAAGATGCTCCAATGGCAGAGCGCTCAGTTCGATGCACTCAAGAGCATCTACGAAAAGCTAGAGGAAATCCTAGCTGAACTGAAGGAGTGATATGGCGTTTCCAGCAGCACCAACGGAATCCGGCGGGGCAAAACTACACTTCCTGACCACTGACGGTAACGCAGCCGCCGGTTGGTTTGGCGTCACGGAAGGAAGCACAGGAACAGGGTCGAATACAGTCGGCTTCGCGGCTATCGCTACCCACGTTGAGGGGGATGCCGTCGCTGCTCCTGGTGGCCTGAACACCACAGCTACCGATGTTCCCGTCGTCTTGGTTGCAGGGGATGACGGCACCAACGCTGTGCCGATTCAGGTAGACGCCAGCGGCGACCTGAAGGTTGTCCTCACGGCTGGAACCGCTGAAATTGGCAAGCTGGCCGCAGGTACAGCCGCCATCGGTAAATTGGCAGCCAACTCCGGCGTGGACATTGGAGATGTGGACGTTACCTCTCTCATTCCAGGCACGGCAGCTACCAACCTAGGTAAGGCGGAGGACGTCGCTCATAGCTCCGGCGATGTAGGTGTGATGAGTCTCGCTGTGCGGAAGGCAACCCCTGCCGACCTGAGCGGCGCGGACGGTGACTACGAGCCTCTCCAGCTTGATAACGGGCGGCTCTGGGCAAGTACCCTCGTCACAGGGGATGCTCTTACGGCTCTCCAGCTTATTGACGACCCCGTGGTGATACTGGGAACCGCCACATACACCGAGACCACCACCAGCGGCTCTGTCGTCGGCGTGGTCAGGAACGATACCTTGGCTGCCCTCGCGGGCACGGACAATGAGATAGCTCCGTTACAGGTGAATGCCAGCGGCGCTCTGTATGCTGTCCTATCAGCAGGCACGGCTGAAATCGGAAAGTTGGCCGCAGGTACAGCCGCCATCGGTAAGCTGGCGGCTAACTCAGGAGTGGACATCGGGGATGTAGACATCATTGGCGACGCCCTTACCGCCCTCCAGTTAATCGACGACCCCGTGGCTGTGTTGGGAACAGCTACCTACTCAGAGACCACAACGTCCGGCATGATCGCGGGCGCAGTACGCAACGATGCATTAGCAACCCTCGCTGGAACAGACAACGAGATCGCGCCCCTTCAGGTCGATGAGGACGGTGGACTCTGGACACACCCTGCCGCTGCCCCCAAGGGCGGGTGTAAGGGTTTCTATTCCAACGACCTTGACCAGACTGAGGAGGACATCGCTGCCGCTGCCTGTACCGTTTATGGCTTGTACGCGTGGAATAGTACAGCGGCACCACTCTACCTAAAGATTTTCAATACGAACACGGTGACGGTAGGGTCAACGACTGCTGACTTCGACCTTATCGTGCCTGCGAACGCCGACTCAGACGGTGCTGGAATCGTGTTTCCGATCCCCTCGGTAGGTTGGGCGTTCTCGACTGCCCTAACGATGGCGATGACTACTGGAGTCGGCGCTACAGATAGTGGAGCGCCTGGCGCTAACGCGGGCGGCGTTCTTGTGCTCTACCAGGACTAGAATGAATCCAGCAAAGGAGAAAACACATGACAAGCCCTGCGTTGGACGCGTTTAGAATCGAGATAGACAGCCTCGAGCTTTCTCAGAAAGCCAAGGCCGACCTGATCCGTACCTGGCTTGAGAAAGTCCGTCTCGATAATGCCAACCTAGCCCTCGTGATACATGAAGGTCTGGAAGCCTAATGGCTGATACTACGGTCGACACCACCGTCGACCCCAATCTTAATATCCGAGTCCAAGAGTCGGGACCAGTTTGGACTGATGCGAGTACTGGTTACATTATCTATGAAGACGACGCGTTTGACGTTGTGTATCAGAAGACAGCCAATGGTGGGGCAACTTGGGGATCGCCAGTGACCGTCCATACAGGAACAGTCGCCAGATTAAGTATCTGGTTCGATAAGTGGACTACCGGGGACGCAGGTACGAAGATTCACATAGCTTATGTAGATGGAGGTTCGGAAGATGTGTTTTACCGCGACCTCGATACTAGTGGTGATACCCTTGGAACGGCAAGAACAGTGTTCGCTGGTGTTTCTTTTGTGTTCGGCGGCTGGACATCTGGCACCGTAAGTATTACAAAATCTCGTGGTGGCTACCTGTATGTAGGGTTCTGGGGGGATGCTGGTGGGGAAAACGGCTTCTTCCGCTCCACTGATGCCGGAGTTAACTGGACGAGCCGTGCTGCGCTCGCCGATGATGATTCGGTTGATGCCATCTTACTCAGGCCTAGTAACGAGGCAGACGATCAGGACATCTGGTGTATCTATTGGGACAGAAGTGCTGATGAGATCAGCCTTAAAACCTACGACGACTCCGGTAATTCTTGGAGCGAGACGTCCGTTGAAACCAGTATGGCCGACGCTGTTAATTACCACACGATGGCCGCTTCGATCCGTCAAAGTGATGGTCACCTTATATTAGCTGCTTGGAGCGAGCTAGATGCAACCACCGCTGACTTGATGGTCTGGGACATCAATGGCAGCGGAAGTATAACGGCCAAGACTGATGTTGTCACTAACCTCGCTGAATCTAGCCAGGTATCGGTGTTCATAAATCAACAGAACGACGACATCTACATAGCCTACCTTAAAGGTGGAACCTGGGAGTCTACCGTGGACGTTATGTACAAGAAGTCCACAGATGGTGGTGCTAGCTGGGGGGCGGAGCAAGCCTATTCAGAGGCGGCCGCCGACGACCTTCGGTTAGTCACTTCAGGCTTGGGTGTCGGGGATGATGGTGGGATATTCCAACCCGTATGGTTCAACGATGACCTTGATGACCTGTTTGTTAACCTTGTCAACGATGTGGTTATTTCGGCGGCTGGGGTCACCACACGCCGATACAGCCTCCCAATAACAGGAATAGGATAGTTGAGATGGACGCGGCCAAGCTCAGCATCGACGTGGGCGACTAATTCCAAATCTTCACGTCTAGGGTATTGACTTTTATCGACGGTGCGCCTATGTTAGGCACATGGTTACAACGATAAAGGAAATGACCTGCCTCCGGTGCGGCAAGAAATGGTATCCTCGCCAGCCTGCGAAGCCGGTGATGTGCCCCAACTGCCGCTCACGGAGATGGGATGAAGCACCATGACACCCGTCCAGCTTGCTCTCACGGGCCTGGAGCTACGCGATCAGGGTATCGCCTCGGTTTCGCGCTATCCGTGGGTAGACCGGGCGCGTGTGGTGGCTCTACGGCTCTGCATGGAGTGGGGGACGATCACGACAGATGACGTGCATCACATCATGGAGGCCCCACCACACGACAACTGCTACGGCGCAATCTTCAAGGGCAAGCGGTTCAAGTCTACCGGCGAGCGTGTCCGTTCCACCCGGCCAGAAGCGCACGGGCGCTGGATAGAAGTATGGAGGCTGGCATGACGAAAGAAGAGGACAAGCTGACTCAGCGAGCGTGGGAGCTACTCTGCCGTGACCTATCGCAGAGTTGGCGTTTAGAAGACGCCCTGCGCGAAGGTCGCATGAGGATACTTACGGACAAGGCCAGCATTCTTATACGAGAGCGGCAGTTGAAGATTGGCGATGCCGTTCTAACCAAGCTACGCAAGCCATGACTCACTTTCTCCCGCTGCCGCATCCCCCTTTAGGTGGCTCGTCTCTCTGGACACAAGGAGCGTCCAGGGCGGCGGAAGACGGTGAGCAAAGAGCCCGCCAGTTAGTCCTGACGGGCAAGGAGGACAACGATGACAGAACCATCGCAGCCCGATACCGATAGTAGCACACCAGGCCGGATGATCCTGGGCGTTCAATGCGCCTGTCGAGTCATCCAGTGGAAGGATGGCGACCCCTCCATTGAGCCGTGCCAACTCCACGCGGTTGCCGATGATCTCCTGAAGGCGCTGGCGGAAATTCGTCTCGTAGCGGAGACTAGGCCCACGGTGGACGGAACGCTCATCGCAATCCAACGGTTGGCCCGCACCGTCATCGAAGAGGCGCAGTCGTGACACTAGAGCTAGCCAGAAAACGCCGTGACCAGGGTGACCTTATTGATGAGTTGGTGGAGGCGCTGGAAATGCTTTGGGACTATCACGGCCAGCGCCTAGATGACGCAATCCCCTCCGCCCTCAATGCGGCAGAGTTCTCTAAGAAGTGGCCCCTAACAGACGCGCAGATGGATGCCAAAGTCCGCGCCGTCCTAGAGAAAGCCAAGGAACGACGGTGAGCACGAAGTTGACAGAGGACGAAGAGGCGAAGTTAGCCCGCGTAGAACATGGGTCGATGGGGCACTTGAAGGGCGCGGATCGACAACGATACGAGTTTAACCTCCTCTGCTGGCGCTTGGAGTATCAGCACCAGAATGACGGCTGTTGGGCCTGCACCTATGTATCAGGGCAGCGGACATGACTGACGAACAACTGCTGCGCGAGGCAAACGAGGCGCTGAAGCTCGCAGATAACTGGCTGCCGCTAGTTCCCGAAAAGCGGCTTGGCAGCCTTTTGAGCCGCACGCAGGTCATCGTGATCGGGCGCACGGTCACCGCCAAACTCGAAGAGCGCCTACTGAATGAATGAGTGGATTCCAGCGGACACATCCGATTCGACTAGAGCGTCAACCGTGGACGGGAAGAACAAGGAGGAAGCCATTGAGTGAATGGACAGGGGTAGTCGTAGCCAAGAGCGAGAACGGAATCAAGGTTATCGATAAGGGCAAGTGGCTGAACTGGAGCCTACCGGACTATCGCGGCACACCGTTTGATTCCAACGTCAAGGCGGGGGACAGGGTGCGTATCGAGTATTCCGAGGTTGAGAAGAACGGCGAGAAGAGGACGTACATCTCCGTTATCGAGAATCTGAGCCGTCCGCAAGCCGACGCGCCACAGGTGCCAGCCCAGCCGTTCCCGTCTGACGATCCGCCGTTCCCGCCAGATGATGAAATGCCGTTCCCGCCAGAGTCAAGCAGCTTCCCCCCAGACGCGCCAGGATTGCCGTCAGAGGCCCCTGGGCAGGACTTATGGGCAAAGGATAGGTTAAGAGCGCGGACGGACTGTATCGCCTGTGCGACGGGGATATTCAAGTCCTGTTTGGAGGCGGGGATATACAAGGAGTTCCCGTCACCGGAAACAGTGGTAGATTACGCCGCCACGTTAGAGCTGTGGGCGAAAGAGTGACATCCCCTGAGCGCGGTAGAGAGTACGTTAGGACGGGACATCTTACGAAGTGAGAAAGGAGGGCGATATGCCCAAGACAGAAGAGAAGGCTAACCCACTAGAGGCTATCATCGTGGACAGCAACGAAGCTCTGGTGCGCCGCGTTCAAGAGGCCGCAGAGGTTGCCGAGACGGCAAGCATGGGGGCCTCGGATAAATACAAAGAGATCGCTAAACGAGCCATCTTCGAGGAAGTCTTTAATGGCGACCACGAGCTGCTGGTGATGCGAATGCTCCACGAGAAGATGCAGCCGTTGTCTCCGAAGGCGCGCCAGCGTATCGTCAACTGGCTCGTCGATAGGTACGGTCTCCGGGGATAGCCGATGGAAGAGGAAGCTGTGTTCCGGCAAATGTTTGTCGCGCTCGTGGCACTACGCAACCGCCTGCGGAATCAGTCGCCACGCTCCGCATCTCTTCTCATAGCGCAGGCGGACGAAGCTATTGAGGCCGCGAAACGGACATCGCTCGCGGAAAAAGCGACGTGACTCGTCACTCCCTCAAGGTGCTGCCGTGAGCGATACACGCCTCACAATCGAGAACGCCGAATACTACCTATTGAATAGGTCTCCTGGCGGCATCACAATCCATGACCCGCGCCAACTCACGCGGGCTTGTCTAGGCGGAAAGCAAATTAACCCACGGCATTGGTTCCGTGTTCCGCGTTCGTCTGTCAATGGTGAAAGTGAAGACGCATATCTCTACGGTTGTGGATTCTGTTGTCGCGGGCATGAAATGCTTTACTGGAACGGTGAGTTGATGCCCGATGGCTAGCGTCACCCGAACCCCCGCCTGCACCGTCAAGGGCTGCCCGGCGCCGCGTGATCCTGACTGGCACGTCCCCATCTGTGGCCACGGACTAGAGGGCCATCACCACCACGTCATCAAACGCTCTCAGGGCGGCAAGGACGGGCCGCAGGTGTTCATCTGCCCCGACTGTCATCACAACATAGACAACGGCGAGTGGGGCAACGCAGCGAAACACGTCCCTGGTCGGGGGTTAGTCTACTTCGCCTGGGACTTGCACGGGAACACGCTGATAGAGAAGGAGGTGATGCCCAATGCCGGACGAACACCCCATAACATTGACCAGCGGGAGGTAGGGCGGGAGTCTGGTCTAGTTCTGAGTGACGGTGCTGAGGCGGGAGGACGGACTCCCGATAGCATTGCTACAATTCATTCCGTTTACAACGAGGCGGATTCTTCGGCACCGTCACCCAGCGCTGGAGTCCTGAGTGATGGTGCTGAGGGGGGCACGGCGGGCAGTACTGCTGAGCATTCGACCGCAAAGGGGCAGGGTAATGCGCCTGCTAGCCAGCAGCGACAAGGGAAAGGTTACGTGACGCACAATATCCTCGCGGACTTGCAGTACGTTCATGGGCAAGGCCGAGAAGACGAGGAGACCCCTTCGGCACCGTCACTGAGCACTAAGGAGGAAAGCGATGGAGAACATGATCTTTCCGAAGCCGAAGGCGAAACTGCCGCCGTGCTCAACGGAAAAGCGCCACAAGTGGGGCAGCACAATGGAGGCGACGAACGAGAACTACGGGGAGGAGACGACGGTGGTGTCGCGCTTGTGCAGAAGATGCCTCCTAATCCAGATTCATTACGTGGTGGTGAGCTAACCCACGAGCAGCGCGTCGCCATCGCGCAGGAAATCCACGATACAGAGTGGAATCGTCAGTGGTTCGCCGGAGACACGGGCAATCTGTGGATAGAGCAGCTAGGCGAGAGCGCGGAGCAGTATCTGAGCGACTTCGGTTACGTCCACGAATCGTTAGCGAACATCCTGAGAGTCTGCGCGGCGATACCGCCAGCATATCGAAATGGGAATCTTCGGTTTTCCCATCACGTGGTCGTCTACGACGAGAACCTTGAGGACATGGAGATGCACCTGGCTGAGTGCGAAGAGAAACAGTGGAGCGTGGCCGAGTTTCGCCGTCAGCGGAAGGGGACGAAGAAGAAGGTGAAGCGGTGGAGCCGCGAGGAGCTAGTGGCCGAAGTAGGGCAGTTTCTAACCGGGCGGGACGTCTACACGGAAGCTCTCGACTCTTTCCTTGACTGGCTGGGGGAGCAAGCATGAACGCTACTGCCGCAAAGATGCTTGCTGGGTTGGCTATGATGCTGGACGCGGTACACGTCGACGACGACATACAGGACGCGATAGAGGAGAGCATGGAAGGGCTGCGCGAATACTGCGATGGGCTTGACCACGAACGAATGGCGGGGATACCAGAAGGCCCGACGCCGCGAGGTTGGTTCCCACGAGTGCTGACGCCGGAGGATTTCATTGCCTACTGACACCCATATCCACTGCACCTCATGCCGCCGGAGAATCCCTACGGTGAGCCGCCGTTCACGACGCTATGCAGAACCACGGAGGTATGCCTTGACTGTCAGCCGCAAGCGCGAGGACGTACAGGCTCGGCACCAGGAGATACAGAGGCTACGACGCAAGCCCAGGTTCACGCTGAAGGCGATAGCGGCGGCGGTGGGGCTGACGGATCACACAACCGTCTGGTGGCACCTGAGCGGCAACTGTACGTGCCTGACACGGACGAATATCGAGTGGGTAAGAGGGGATGAGCAGCACACCCATGTCTGGAAATGCAAATGTGGAGCGCGTGGGTAGCCTAGACGCCATCGTGGACGCCATCGGCAAGCCCTACTTCCGCGACGACGCGGTCGTGATCTACCACGCGGATTGCCGCGACATCCTGCCGCTCATCCCCACAGACAGCATCGACTTGGTACTGACTGACCCCGACTATAACGGGCGTGACATTGGGCCAAAAGGAAAGTCCTACGAATCCGGAATGCCGCATCTCCCTGAAGAAGAATACGCTGCATGGTGCCGCAAGTGGTTCGACCTGTGCCGTCACATCACTGAACGGCTTGTGTTCTCAACAGGCACCATCAACGCCTGGAACTACCCAAAGCCACGATGGGTGATGGTTTGGCATAAGCCCGGGTCTCCTACGAACAACGGGACGGGCGGCTTCAGTCTATGGGAACCAATCCTGGTTTACGGAAAGGGCACCCCGCGTATCTCACAAGACCTTTATACAGCTACACCACTGAACTTCACCAGGGAAGAGTGGGCAAAGCATCCCTGCCCCAAGCACCCAGGTGTCTGGAAGTGGGTACTCAATAGCGTGTCGCGCCCGGGAGAGGTGGTGCTAGACCCCTTCCTCGGTTCAGGGACGACCGCCCGTGTTGCCAAAGACCTGGGCCGGTTCGCCATCGGCATCGAGATTGAGGAGAAGTATTGCGAGATCGCGGCCAAGAGGATGGCGCAGGGAGTGCTGCTCTAGTGGCAACCTACACTGACCAGCTCTGCGTCTGCTGCGGCGAGACGGCGAAATGGCCGCTCAGGGGCTATAGGGGTATGGAGGTTAGGTGCGACGAGTGCCGCCGCGTGTGCTACAGGGGTAGGGATGGGCCATGTCTAAGAGACGGCAAAGTGTCGGAAGAAACAGACGGAATAGGGTGGCGACAGGAACGAATAGCGGCCCTACAACACGAAGAACGCGATGGGCTGTTCAAACTGCGCCAAGAAGGACTCACTTACGCAGCAATAGGTAAAAGGGCAGGCGTTTCCCGCCAAAGGATTCATCAACTCATCGGCAGCGTTCCGAGGGGGAAGAGTTGACCCCCGCCAAGAGCCGCAACGGCATTGAATGTGATAGAATACTAGCGTGGGAGCGTAGCCTTAATCGCGTCAGCAAAACTGAAGAGAACCGCTCAGTCGCTACGTTCCCACGGAATGGCTGGGCGGTTTCTCTTTTCCAGGAGGGGCCGGTGAGTATCCGAATAATGTCTGCGATTTGGGAAGAGGCCGATGTCAGCGGGGCTAAGTTACTCGTGCTGTTAGCCTTGGCCGATTATGCCAACGATAACGGCATCTGCTGGCCTGGCGTCGAGGCGCTGGCGAAGAAGGCCCGCGTGTCGGAAAGGTACGTACGAGAATTGCTTGGAGGATTAGAGAGCAACGGCTACATAATCCGCGAATTGAACACCGGCCCTTATGGGGTGAATACCTACAAAGTTCTAGTAGGGGGTGCTAAATTAGCAGGGTGCGAACCGATACCCCTGGGGGGGTACGACAATTAGCACCCTAACCGTCAACAAGAACCGTCAAGTGCTTTTGCATCCTCTTTATGACTTATAGGAACTATAACGGTTGGGGTGCGAAATGGCGCATGTCGTGATAGGAGGCGAATGATGAAGATACACCGTTGGCAACCTACAGGATTCACGCCCTGTGGCCGACCGCTCGAATCCGTTGTGTGGAACGAGGACGAGATGTTGCAGAAGGGCGTCACTTGCTTGGTTTGCAATTGTGCCAACACGCTCTCCTCGCTTTTCCCGCCACGCCCGCACCCCATCAAGGAAAAGCCCTCGGTACAAGCCGGGGGATGACGGAAGATTCTTAGTCCTGGCGGTTTTGGCCGTACTGATTGGAGGGACGAATGCACTACCTACTGCTTCACAAGAGGCATGGAACGGAGGAATGGCTGTTACTGAAGGAGGGTTCTGCGCAGACTATACAGAGCTTTCTCAAGAGGAATGGTTGCCGCAAGGAGGAGGATTGGCGAGTGATTGCATGGGAGGGCGAGTGCAAAGTCGAGAAGTCAGCGAAAGACGAGCTGCCGACGTTCTACACGTGCCGGTAGATGCGCGCCTTGTTCCGCTGGCTACACTTCCGTTGCCCCCATCAGGACGTGGACAGGTTGCCGCCGCCGGAGAGCTTGGCGATATATCTGGCAATAGGGCGCAGTTGGACGGAGGACTGGATTCGGGACTTCCGCAGGGGGCGACTGTCCGTTCGGGCGACGTTGGAGCAATACAGGCTGTCCTCCCCTACGTCACAGCCCCCACAGACACCTACACCCGATTCTTCGAGGGATACCGCGACGCTGGCGGCCAGGACGAAGAGAGAATCGACGCGATGATATGGTGCGAGAGTTCATGGACTATCGACCCAGGCGGGTTCTTCTTAGGGCTCGCTCAGTTCGACCCTGGCACGTGGGCAACCGTGTCGGCCATCACTGGGTACACGGACTGGCGCGATCCGTTCAGTCAAGGATTCAACGTGGCTGTGTGGGCGTCGATGATTCGTCCGGGGACGAGCGCAGGCTGGCCGCATTGCTGGTGGGCGCGATGAAGGGCAGGCGCATCCTCAGAAACGTTATCGTGGAGGTTCCGTTTACTGACATAGCTCCAGGCAAATACCATGATGCTCCGTGTGCCTGGGACGGCGAGGACAGCTGTGAGGCTTGCAGCGAGGAGCTTGATGAGGCTTACGATGCTGCCAGTGGTCAGGTAGAGACGGATTGGTGGGTCACGCTAGACTGGATGCTAACCAACAAGCCAAAGGATTTTGCTGGCGATAAGGATGGTCATGCAGATTCATTCTGGGCAGTTGAGGTTTCTCTTGGCCGCCGCCGAAAGGTCGACGGGCTACCATTCAGGTACAACTCATGACAGTCGCAGCCCCCTGCAAGCATCGCTGGCAGATCGCGGAGCCGAAGGGGGAGAAGGCGCTTGGAATCTGCAAAATCTGTGGCATGACGAAATGGTTCGAGACGAGCTACGGCTACCAGTACAGGCGGGAGGCGAGATGATTAGGTACGAGTTCCCCTGGCCCCCGCGAGCGCTTTCTCCTAACGTGAGCGTACACTGGCGGACGCTGGCGAAGGCGAAGCGGGAGTACCTGGATGCCTGCGGGTGGATTATCCGTGCCTATCAAGACGCCCCTTGCACATCCGGGCCTAGTGCCGCGAAGCCGACCTGTCCAGCCTGTGCTGCGGAGCTGCTAATTCCCCCTGTGACGGCTCAGGTGACGTTCGTGTGCGACGGCCGTCGAAGAGACCCTGACAACCACATGGCGATGCTGAAACCTTTGTGGGACGCCCTCGTGGAGATGGGGGTGCTGGAAGACGACTCGCACGACAAGCTGAGAATCTTAGACCCGAAGTGGGAGCGCGGGGAGAAGAAGGTAATCGTAGAGCTGGAGGGCGAATGATGGCCGATGAACTCCATCTCGTCATTGTGAAGTCGGGCTTGAGTGGTCTCGGTGTAGAGGCGAACGATCTGTATGAGTTAAGTACGTGTGAACGGGCGATTGACTTCGGCAATCACGAGGCGCGGATTATCGCAACGAAGGAGATCGCCGTTACGATTGCAGAGAGATTCCTTGAACGGTACGTGAAGGAGGTTCGTGATGCCTAACATCCCAGAGATCAAGAAACAGGCGGCGGCGTCCATGTGCTACGGCGCGGATAGCGCTTTGAGTGACCCGTGCGGAGAGTGCGACGGATGCCTTTTCCGCATCAACGTCCCCGCGCTTGTCACGGCGCTAGAGGAGGCGCAGGGGCGGTTTGCCGACGGGACGGGTACGTGCTACTGCGACACGGTAGGGGAGACGCCGTGTGCTTACTGCCAAATCGCTACCCTAGAGGGGAAGCTGGACGCGGTAGAGAAACAGGTGATGGGCCAGAAGGGGACACTCCACAAGGTCAAGGGCAAGTGGGACACATCCAAGCGAGAGGGGGAGAGACTAGCAGCGGCCCTCGCTCATCTCCTTGCGTGGGTGCAGCCCTCAGCAAGCCAACAGGTCGAAGCGGAGATAGAAACGGCCATAGAGGAGCTAGAGCAGTACCGTAAGGCTCACCCTCGCCTTGCCCGCATCCTGAAGGGGGAATGATGAGCAAGCAAGGCGAGGTACACGTTGATCTGAACGAGGAACAGTGGGCTACAGTGAAGGCTGCGCTGGAAGGTGAGGTTACCGACCTCCGTGCCGAGAACGCCCGCCTACAGGAGCGGGTGGAGGAGGCCGAGACACACGATTGTGGCTATGCGCTGACGAAGGCGTTAGAGATTGCGGAGAGGCAGATGGCGCTGGCAGAGCGGCGGAAGGAGGTGCTACCTGACCCTGACAAGCTACGCCTACTAGCCGATTGGTTTGATGGGGATGATGTGGCGAAGGGCCGGAGCGGCTCTACTCTCGCTACTCTTGGTGGTCAACCCTGGGACGAGGTGCAGCGAGAGCTACGGCGTTGGGCTGACGCTATTGCCCGTGCCGCCATCGAGGAGGGGGAGGCAAGATGAACGACATATTGATTTGGCTGGTTGGGAACTGGCACATACCTCTAATTGCTGTGTGGTTCCTTGTATCTATCGGCGGCTCAATTTGGGTAACACGAAACCTGACTGACGAGGAGAGGGCGCGTTTCCCTTACTTGTAAGGAGGCCCCATGACGACATACAGGGAGCTACTGGAACGGCTGATAGTGTTCGCTGACAAAAAGGTGGACGGGCTGAAAGTCACGAACTACCAAATCTACACTCCGGCAGGGCAGCAACTCGTGGATGATGTCCGCGCTTACTTGGCCCAGCCCATGACGACATGCGAGGCGCGAGAGGCGATTCTGGTGAAGGCCATTGAATCTCTGCGCCAAGATGAAGAGCACTTCGATGAGTGGTGCCGAGAGGTCGGTGAATGTAGCCCCGGCTGTAAACGGCTGACTGCTGCCCTAGCTGACACCTCCCTGGCTGCTTGCTCGTCCCGTGAGGGGGAGCTGGTGGCGGCGCTGCGGGCCTACACCGACGATACGGAGTGGCATATCCGCGAGATGGGGCCAGTTGGAACGACTCACGACAAGTTGCTAAGGAACGGTCTTGCTGCCCTAGCCCAGGGGAAGAAGGAATGAGCGAATACGGTTACGTTGCAATCCATAGTTGCGGGCGCATCGTTGCGGCGACGGTAGACTCCCCGGAGAATAAGGCCAAGAGCCGCCACGTTGCGAGTTGGATACGTCGCGGCGAGGCCGTCGAACGGATGGCTGTTGACGACGTGCGGAAGGCTGACTGGTGTGAGTGCTACCAATCAAAGCCGAAGAAGAAACGCGCTGCGAAGAAGGCCGTTGAGTCGCCGCAGATGCCTTTTGTGGAGAGCCCGTGACCCGTATGCTACAATGCTAAGCTGAGAGGGCGGCTTAGCCGTATGTGCTGGATTCTTCTGGGAGTCATCATGGCATGGGCAGAGACGGTGTACAGTCAGTCGCAGTCAACTGCAACTGTCGCGCCTGATGCCCCCGACGCGCCGCTCCCTGAGCCACCTGACTTCTACAAGGCCGAGCCCGCCGTACTGGAAGCCGAGCCAATCTTCCGGGGCCGCAGCACCGCCCGCGCCATACCTGACGGCAGGGTGGTGTAATGAGCGGCGAGTCGTATACCAGGGCACTCAACTTTAACAGCGCAGACGACTTCTCGATATTCCCAGAGCCTAGTGGTGATTGCGCTAATTGCCATCAACGTCCTGCTACCGAACGCTGGACAAGTGAAGGCGGTACTCTAGCCTTAGTCCACGGCGGTATTGAGTTCTGGTGCAAGCCCTGCTGTCTTCAGGCTCAGCTTGATTACGCTAGGGAACGGGCGGCGGCTATCCCTGAACTGGAACGCGAACTGGCTGCGTTTGGGGGTAAGCCGTGAGCGGTCAAGGCTTGGAAACGGCGTACACAACGATCGCCGGCCTCCCTGATGGGGCGGAGGTGGTTGAGGTGATGAACTGGCATGAGGAGGAGCCGGCGCCAACGCTGCTGGCGATGTACCGCAGGCAGGTGCGGGAGTGGAACAGGCCACCTGGGGGTAAGCCGTGAGGTATCCCGGCTCGATCTGGCAAGGGACGATCAAGCACGGCTATCCCACCACTGACACCCACCTTCAGAATGGCGTCGTGATCCACAGCGCGGAAGGCTCGTTAGCCGGGGCGCTGAGTGTCCTTGACGGCCCACGCCAAGCAAGCTGGCATTTCTTCATCACCAAGACTGGAAAGGTCTACCAGCACGTAGATACCGACAACATAGCCTGGACGAACGGGGGATTTGACGCTAACAGATTGTTCTGGGGTATCGAGTGCGAAGGTGGGGGACCAGGGCATGAGGGCGAACCTCTAACCGAGCCGCAATTCGAGGCGCTGATTGGCGTTGTGCGCTGGCTTTGGGAGACGCATGACGTCGGCGCTTTCGTCCGGCAGGAGACCGCATGGGAGCATCGGGAGATGACGCAGTTCGGGTCGGCGCCCACGGCCTGCCCCAGCGGGCGGATACCGTGGGATCGGCTCATTTCATCATTGGAGGACCCGATAGAGGAGGACGATATGAAGCTCATCATCATCAAGACGCACAGCAGCAACACCCAATGGGTGACGGATGGGATGACGCGGTGGCCGTACACCACTGGGGACATCAAGACCGAGTTCGAGGCTCTAGGGCTGACCGAGCCCGGCGTGGAGATTGTTACGGACGCGCTGATGGCGGCTATCCCGACGGTTCCCGGCTCGGCGAGTGGCACCACAACTGGCTCCCCCGAATACAACGTAACCCTAACGGGGACTGCTAAGGCGAAGTGATGGGGTTATCCAGATTCTAGTCGTGCTCACCGCGTTAGGCGTATTCGTCATCTTCGCGGCGGGTATGTGGCTCATCATCGAGACTGAGCGTAAGGCAACGAAGCTGCGAGAGGAACAGGAGAGACGGAGGCGACGATGAACCAAGACGATGGCGAAACGCGAGACCTGACCGACGCAGAGAAGGCGTTAGGGCGCGCTCAGTTGATGGCGCACCTTCAGAAGACTAATGAGGTGCCCATCTCCGAGGATGTCAAGGACATGGTGGATGTGGGGAGGGTGGTGCTGAACAGAGCGCAGCGGAGGCTTACACGGAGGCGACGATGAGAGATTACGTAAGGGAATTGGCGCGAGATGGATAATCTATAGGGGGAACGTTGATACCTCAACCGCTTACCGGCGTAACAGGGACGGAGTGGACTTGGCGATGCCTGAGCTGCGAGGGTGAGGTCATAGAGCATGGGGGTGGTGTTGCTGACCCTACTCTGCGCCGAGTGGCTTGCCTGTGCTGCGGGAGAATTACGCGACAGGAGAGGGTGCTGTGAGCGAGGTGCTGGGGTTCGCATTGCTGGCATTGTCGGTGCTTCTAATGCTCAGTGGTGTTGTCATCCCTTTTCTTCCGAGGAGTAAGGTTGCGGTCGCCACGACAACGAATAGGGCGGAATTTGAGAGAGCTAAGAGAGAGGCCGAGGGGCGCTTTCAAGAGGAGACACCATGAGCATGGATCACGTTACCGGCGTAACAGGCAACCCAATCCAAGACGGGCTAACCAGGGCGGGCTGGGTCGCGGCGGTACAGGCGTTCGTGGCGTTCTCAGTCATTCGTTGGGAGTGGCTGACAACTGAGGAGCTGGCGATCCTGACCATCCCCATCACGTTCGTCGCGGTGGCTGCGTGGGGTGTGTACGATGGGTTGAGGAAGGAAAGGAGCAGGGGGTGAGGGAATCCATCGTTATGGAAGGATCATTCTGTATCTCACAACCTCAAGGTTTCGATGGTCTAGATGAGTTGGCGGCAGAACTGGGCGTTGAGGAAGGCGGGGCTAACTCGCTTATCGTAGAGGGCCGCAGTGGTAAGCGGTACGACCTCGTAGCGCTTCTCTCGGCGCACCTGCGGGAAATGAGGGAGCGTTCCACCACGTCATGACCTGCCAACGCTGCGGGGTAGAGGCGGAGCTGGGCGAGTGCCCATTCTGCCACCGTCAGTTGTGCGTAGAATGCTACGATGCCGACCAGGACTATCCATGCCGGTTGGCTCCCATTGAACAGCGAGACGAGGCAATCAGGGCGTTACGTGGGAGTGTGCCGGTGCCGATTATAGCGAAGGCGTTTAACCTGAGCCGTCGCCGTGTTTACGCGATAGTAGCATGACGAAACCATTGGCGGTCGCTGGCGTGAATCGGTGCCACTATCGCCGCTGCCGTCGTTTTGCTAGGGGTTACTACTGTGCTGACCCGCGAGTTTGTTGGTGGATAGAGACAGACCTTCGAGACCTGGACACACTTGGCGAAAGGTTGGCCAGCGTGTTTGAGAAGCATGCCCCTGCCTTGGTAGGGAAGCTGCGGGCAGGTGTGGAATGAAGAATCATGGGGAGCGTCTGACGAAGGTAGAGGGGATGGTTGTCGCGCATATGGAATCGTGTTCGACTCAATGGAAGTCGGTTGACGAGCATCTAAGGAAGCTGAACAACCAGGTATCGAAGAACAGCGACTTCCGCCTTCAGCAGAGGACAGTCTACGGGGTGATAGCGTTCGCCTGGATATCAGTCTTGATTCCCTTGACGGCTATCGCTGTGGCGGTATTAGCATGAGCTGGATTCGTTGGCAGCTATACCGTCTCTGGATAGGGTGCTGCGAGGCGGACTGTACTCACTACTGGACGTGGCCCGACCACCAGACGATAGCTACGTGGCATGCGCTTGTTCACTACAGCCTCTTGGAGGGCCGTGAGTGGCCCCATTACGGGATGGTGACGGAGGCTGGCAAGCGTTGGGCGAAGCGGCACGGAATCTACCAGTACGCGAGACGGGCATGACGTACACAACTGGGATGGTGCGGGGCTACCTCTGCAACTACCAGGAACGCGCCATGCACGCCCGCCCGCCCCAGAGAGACGACAAGCTGGCCGTCAGGGTGCCCCCCTTGGAAGAAGCCCCGTATGCGGCGTCTAGCTGCGTCTGGTCGGACATTGAGCAAGCGATGCGAAACTTGCCGTTCAACTGGGAGAAGATCACCTTCGCCGTGCTGTGTTTGGGTGGGGGGAAAGAGGGGACGAGCTGGCGCAACGGAATGTCAGTATACAACTGGCGGGAGAAGGTCGGCGACTTCTGGGGACTCACGGCTGGGGACGTGAACAGGATAGTGAAAGACGCCATCCAGGAAATGACTGACTCACTGAACGGCGTCGCGGTCACTAACGGTTAGGGTAGCCCAGCGACTTCGCGGAGAATCGCAACGAAACCACATCCGCAATCACGAACGCCAGGGGCATGATGTTCAAGGATACACGTCGAATGATGCTTGCCGTATTCCATGAACGCCTCTTGTATCTTGGTGTGGGCAATGCGGAGGCGGATAATTTCTTTACCTCGACTCATTTCACGCTCGGTCATGCCCTCGTGCGCTAGGAGATTCGCCCTGGTTTCTTCAATATCCATTTGACACCTCCCGTTTCTGGTGATACGCTTCTATGGTACGATGAGCGTCCTGTACGGGGCGCTCTATTTGTTCCTCCCGAACAACCACCAGCACCACAGGACAAGTAGAAACACTGTGACGGGCCAAACAAGTACGGCAACGTATTCTAGGATCATTTTGATTCCCTCCATGACGAAATGCTAGGACTTTAGTCCGCAGGCTGTTAGGAAGTCGGTTCGGTTGAATCCTGAGCGGTATGTGCCACAGCCGCCTGGGCATGGTCCACCTGGGTTGTCGGCGGCGAAGAGGTCAGCGAAAGCTCTGACTATATCATCTGTCACAACCATAGCCGTTGTGTAGCCTCCATGTTCCAACAGTATCTTGGCCACGTCCTCGTAATGCTCGCTCTGGTACTTCATCGCTCCCTACTTACTCAGCATCCACGCAGCGAGGGCTACGGTAGCGAACACCCAGATGGCCGTATGAATGGTCCGGCGCAGGTTCTCGCGCATCTGAGCGCGTCTCCTGACGTTCCTGGCCTGCTGTCGGCGGGCGCGGCCTAAGTCGCGGAGCATGTGTTCGATCTTCATTAGTTCTCCTTCTGGGGCTAGCTGGCCCCTACTCGATTAGGACTGCCACAAATCGCTTGGCGGGAACATGGGATTTTCCACTGTATGTACTCGGCCACCGACACAAGCGCGGGGGTTCACGGGGCAGCCATAGGGGTCGCGGCTATTGATTTCTGTGTCTATCTGGCCTTCTTCAGTGGGGTGGCTGTTGTAGTTGAGTGGGCCTAACCTTAGCCCGTCTTGGTGGTGTACCCACAGGTAGCGGCCATCTGTTACGACTAAGGGCATCTGTGAACGCTTATGGGCGCAGGGCGGGCCGATCTTCGAGGTGCAGCATTTCCATTCTTGTTGCGGGCCTGCATTTGCCATTTGCTCAGTCTCCTTTCTTAGTCTGCCAGTAAGGACTTTGGCACCTGGGGCAGCATCTAGGCAGGGTTTCCTTACGGCGCACCCAGGATTTGTCACAGCGTAGGCAGGTTAGGGTAGGGAGCTTCATTTCGCCTCCTCAATAGCGATACGGGCCTGTTGCCGATCCTTTGGATGAAGGTTGCCCCAGTTGTTGACGATCTTCTTCAGCGCTTCTAGTAGGGCAGGGGCGGCGGCGATGAGGCGGGCGTTGGCCTCGCAACGTGCAGTGAAGTCATCATATTGTGCATCATGGTGCTGATTGACGGCTATTCGGATGGCGCAGACTTCGCCACCGGCACGGCTCCAAATTTGGTGGCCTATGAAACCATTCCCATCATCACCGAATTGGGCGATTTCCCACGGGCCAGGTGTATGCATTGCTCGTCTCCTCTCTATGATGAAATGGGCTAGGCGATGCCGAGTACGTTCTCCGCTGCGAGCAAGTCTTCTAGGAACAGGAGACGTTTCCGGCGTCGGCTTGACGTCCTCATTATGCGCTGCACAGACTGCATTTGCTCTGTTGTTCCGGCAAGGGCTGCTACCCGGATAGCCTCAATGCGTTCAACCTGGCTATCGGTTAATTCAATCTCTGCCATGTCCCTACTCCTTACTACTAACATCTACACCCCTATGTTATACACCCATGATTAGAGCTTGTCAACCCCCAGGCTAGATAGAGAAGATTGCAATGTTTATCACAAAGGACATTTCGTAATGGCAGCTAGCAGAGGCATGGAGCCGTATCCAGTGGACATCAAGGCGGAAGCGATAGCGCTTGTCTACGAGACTGATAACTTTCATGAAGCCGCTAGACAGATGGCCGAACGCTACCCTGAGCGTAGCCCACGCTTCTCTAATATCATCCGCTGGTTTAAGAAGCTAGACCCGGAGAGGTGGGAGGAGATGGGTGAAGAGAGGGAAGAGGCGTTCAAGGCGGGGATTATGGAGATGGGGATGAAGGCCCAGGAACGGATGATGACGGTCTTAGATACCCTCCCCGACAGCCAAATACCCGTCACTGCTGGCATCTCTATGGACAAGCCTATAGAGCTGCTGAAGCTCCAGAAGGGTGGAGGCAACCAGATGAACGTGCAGTTTAACCTGGTGACCCGTGAATAGCTGGCATCAACTGCTCATGCTCAACCTAGTGGAGGCGCAACACCTGCACTTGTCCAAGCGCCCGCTCACTTCGTACGACTGGATGGTGCTGTGCGCGCTGGCTGACAATGTTAACTCTCCTAGGCATGTAGAAACAAAAGGCACCGACACCCTCACGTCCACGTCAGTACCTTAGTTGCGTAGGTTCACACAGCCCATGACCCGTGCGAGTCTATGCATAACAAGTGTCAAGCATGTATTCGTATCTGGGGTTAGTTGACCTAAGACATATAGTGCGAACCAAGGGACGGGTTCCAATGTCGCTCGTTGTGGTATACCTCTAGGGTATCAACCCCCAGACGCGGCCCCGTATCTGGACTATTGACATAATGCCTGTTTGTAGATAGGAGGACAACATGAAGGTAGAAGTGTATTACCTGGGCAGCTTAATAGACGTGGACACGTACGAGGGGGAGCACATCGACTGGATGATGAATGATAAGCAGCTCACTATCTACGTGGGTACGAAAGAGGAGGTCGACAGGGTGGCGTCTTACCCAGAGAGTCGGGTAGTTAGAGTGAAGGTCGTTGAATGAACCCACGCACACAGCTAGTCAGGCACCGAGAGCTAAAGGCTCAAGGGATGTCAGGACTGGAGGCTTCACGGGTGGTGCTTCAGGAGGCGGGGACGTTGGGTGTTACACAAACCGTTACACAGCACGGTGTTACACCCGCTGAGAACGTGAAAGTGTGTAACGCCTGCGGAAAGAAGTTCTCAAGTCGTGGGGCGACCTGTAACGCGTGTCGCCAGCGGGCCTACAGGGGAAGGAGCAAATAGATGGATTCGGTAACAGTCGTGCTCGACCGCTGGATTAACTTGGAGGGGTCGTGGGCGCGAGCCTGGAAAGAGCATCAGTACGAGTTGGTGCGGATGTACCAAGAGCAGAAAATCCGTGACCAAGCGAGGAGCAGGGGATGAGCAGGTTGTTGTGTAAATTGGGGCTGCATAAATTTGACTCTAGTGAGCGCAGTTGGCCCGTGCCTAATCCTGGGCACATTATCTATTTCCACTGTGGACGCTGCCAGAAGACGATAGGGCACGACCACGGGAAGACGGGCTACGTCCAGAAGGTATACGGAGACAGCTAGTTTTAGGGAAGGGAGCAAGGGATGAAAATGCTACCGCTACACAGGGTTCTCCATCTATTCGGTTGGAGCGATGCCTGGATGCCGATGGAGTGGGAAGGGAACGTCTTGACCGTATGCGGCAGGTGCGGGCATCGCCGCTAGGGAGCGTTCCATCACGAAATGACGACTGAAGTAGAAATCTCCCTGAACAAGGGGGCGCAGGACGGGTTCGTGCGTTCCGAGGCCCCGTTTCCAGCTTTCATGGGGGGGCAGGGTTCGGGAAAAACAGCCGGGGGAGTGATCAAGTGCTGGATGTACACAATAGCAAACCCCGGCGCTCGCGGAGTCTGGACGGAGCCAGTCGCGGCGATGTTCCAAGAATCGTGTCTTCCGACTTTAAGAACCTTCTTCGGAGAGTATGAGGGGGCGTTCTGGCAGGAACAAGGTAAAGGTGGCCCCAACCACCGGATTGAGTTCTCCAACGGCTGTGTGTGGATGCTCAAGGCCGCTGAGACGCCTGAGAGACTCGTCGGGTTCGAGTGCGCCTGGGTGTTGATGAACGAGGCCGGTTCCACAGAACATGGAAGTCAGGAGCAGGCTTACCTCAATCTCATTGGACGATTGAGGCAAAAAGGGTTTCGACATTGGTTAGGGATCGCCACGACCCCCTCCGGGAGAAACTGGCTATTTAGAGAATGGGTGGAGTCCGAGACGGCGAAGGAAACCGGGCACGTTTTGTTCAACGGCTCTACCTTCGAGAACAAAGCGAACCTGCCCGATGAGTATATCGAGAGGATGTCCAAGGCTTACATCGAGGGGACTCCGATGTACCGGCAGCTTGTCCTGGGCGAGTTCGTCCAAATGGAGGGGTTAGTCCTCCCCAACTTCGACGTTGATAAGCACGTCTCACCCTGGCCGGATACTTTGTTCATACGAAAAATAGCGGGCGTGGACTTCGGGGTTCAGAGTCCGACCGCAATCGTGGAGTGCGCCGTCACCCAAAGTGGTCACAGGTGGATGCGGGAGTGGCTGTACAAACGTGACTGCGACGACGAGACGTTCGTGAAAGCCTGTAGAGACGCGATGGACGATGGGATTACTTTGTTCGTCTGTGACCCTTCGGGGAAAGACAGAATTAAGTGGATGAACGACAAAGGCATCCCTTCAGTCAAGGCCCGATCAAACCGAATCGAGGCCAGGGTGAAGTCATGGATAACGCCATTGAGTCAAGGGATGTTGACCATCTGCAACGAGTCTCAGTTCCTCATAAGGGAGGTCTTAGGACTCTCCTGGGCGAAACGACGAGGACGAGAATTGGAGACAGACCGTTTCGATGTTAATACCCCAGATCATGCGTTCGACGGAGGGGCCGATGCCCTTCAGGAGATAGAAGCTATGCCGATTGGTTGGAAAGTGCCCGAATTGGTGGAGTTGCTGTGAGACGCGGGACGCCTAACGCGCAAGACATTGATAAGTGGGTGCGAGAGAAGGAAGTCTCGTCCAGTTCTCAGTGGAAGCTCGACAAGCAGATGATCTCGCAGTATCACCAGGATCACGTCATTGACGCTTATCAACCCAAGAACGCGGGAAATAAGAAGATCGTCAAACCCGTGGGCATGGGGATCGTCGGCACCCAGATCGACCGCAACGTCCACGTTTTAAGGCCCCGACCAACCGCGAGGGTTAATGCCGTGGGCGGGCAAGAGGCGGAGAGACATGTATCGGGGAAGATTGAGCCCTGGCTGAATATCGCGGTGTGGCTCTCTCAGGGGGATTTCCCCGTCTGGGACACCGGACTTCTAGATCAGAATCTCATCGGGGAGTTCGCTTCCAAAGTCCTCCCCGCTCCCCAATTCTGGGCTGACGACGAAGTGGCGGACGAGGTTGAGAAATTAAACTCCCTAGTTTCCGAAGGTGCCCCCGAAGAAGAGATCAAGAAACAGAAGGCGAGATTACAAAGAGCCAAAGACGACAACTGGCCGATTGTCTGGCGGTACGTCGATCCGACCTCTACGTATGACGCTTGGGACGAGCGCGGCAGGGCGGAAGTTTTTGAGGTCAGGAAACTCACAAGAGAGACCATCGAGTCCCGATTCGGGGCGATAGACTTACCCGACGACCTGAAGAAGGAGACTGAATTAGAGGTCATCGAGTACGCGAACCATGAGTTCGTCGCATCTATTTTGAGACAGGGAAAGGGAAGGGTCTTCAAACGCGACGCGATGTTCTTGAAGGAACCGTGGGAGCACGGGTTGGGGATGTTGCCGTACACATTCATCCGTTTCGACCCCATGAGGCAGAACGATAGGGGCCACACCCGCAGGGGTGCGTCCTACCACGGCAGAGAAATGGTTCAGATGGTGGACGAGTCCATCACCGACCTGAGAACCGTCTCGCGCAAGGAGGTGGAGACGCCGCTCTGGGCGCGACTAATACCGCGACTGAGGGCAGCCCTGGGACTAGAAGAGACAACCATCACAATTGAAGAAGGCGTGCCTGTCGTCCTCCTTCAGGGAGAAGAGGGGGCAGAGGAGATCGGGCGAGTCGCCACCCCAACTGTGAACCCCAACCTGTTCGCGCTAGTCCAGTTCGGAGCGGAATACCTTGATCGGTCAGGGGCGCACAGGCCGGAAACAATTGGCCAGGGGCCAGCAGGCCAGTCCGCCGTTCATCTGGACACCGCTCGCCAGGCTCAGATCACCGAACTCTCCGTGGCGCATTTCAACGCGCAGGACGGCTTCGCCAACATCTGCAAACTTCATCTCAGGGCGCTCCCAGAGGATGACAAAGTAACGATTCGAGAAGCTGATGGAAAACACGGCTCCAGGGAGATTTCCCTTACCAGGGAGGACTCAGAGAAATATGAACTTCTCATCCAGGGCGTGATTAAGCTAGCCCTACCTGTGAACCGTGGCGCTGCCGTGACCAACGCTCGCTTATTGACGGAAGCTCGTGGCCCAGGACAACGACCTCTTCTCTCGGACGTCGCCGTCCTTCAAGGAGAGTTGGACATCGAGAACCCGATGGAGATGGTCGATAGCGTCAACGAGCAGTTAGTCGTGAACGCCTTAGTAGACCAGTACATTGAGACGTTAAAGCGTCAGGCTCAGGTCGCCGCTGGTGAGTTGTCACCGGAGGAGATCGCTGCCATCGCGCAGGGGTTCGCCGACCTCCCCCAGCAGGCCCAGCAAGCGTTGTTGTCGAGATTCGCGGGCGGCATCCCGCCGGAGTTGGACGGAGCTGGTGGGCAACTGGCTCGCACCCAAGCGAATACCGCTAGAGCAACACGCGGCCAGCAGTTATCGGAGATTCAATGACCGATAACTTCGGCTCTCCTAAGTTGACTGACACCGCTGGGAGGTATGACCGTATCCTTGACAGCGCCCAGAAACGGGTTGAAGAGATTAAGGCGAATTTGGGCGTCGTCACCCCCAACCGGCCCGTGGGCTCAGTGAAGCTCTCACCGGAAGAAGAGAAACGAGACTACATGGCCGTCTCCTTCGATGCGGCGGCGCTGGATGATCGGTTGAGTCAATACATCGCCGAACTCGGCTTCGGCCCTGGGATGCTTGAGTTCAAGAAATGGGTGGAGAGAAATGGCGTATAGCCGCTTCGTCACCCCCGACCAACGCATGAGGCGTATCGAGTCCCAGACTCGCCGTGAGGTTGAACGCCAGCAAGAGTTGGCTCTGTTCGAGCAGCGCCGTACCCAGGAGATACAGGCCCAGATGGAACAGGAACAGGTAAGGGGCGCGGAGCTAGACCAAGCGCAGTCCATCAATGTCGAAATGGAGACCGAGCGGGCGCGGGGGCTAGAGCTGGATGAAAACAGGGCGCGGTTCCAACAGGTGGAGCGGCGGCAAATGGCCGAGCGACGGCAACGACAAGACATCCTTGACTTCAGAGAGGAGCAGCCGCTGGGGCTAGCAAACCTACTCAGCAACGTTATCCGCACGGGTGCACAGACAGCGGGCCTTGACCTTGTTGGCCAAGAGCTAGCCCTCCCTGAGAATCTGGGTGGAGTCACCCCGCCAACTGTTAATCTACCGCCCAGACAGCGCGACCCAGGATTCCTAGAAAAGGCGCTGGGTGTTGCAGGTACGGCAGGCCGGGTTGTTGATTTTATCACTGACCCTTCGCAGGTCATTGGGCGAGCCAGAGAGTCGCTCCAACGTCCGAGCGTTACAGGCCAACCTACACTAGAGCAGCAGAGGCGGCAGGCGCTATTCGCTACTACGACTGAGAGATTAGCCCCACCCTCTCTTGCTGAGTTACAGGAAGAGGGGGCGACGGTGAGCCGTCCCGTTGTTGATGTTGCGACAGACGTAGCCGCCGCTCCATTTAGGGGTGTCGAGTCGGCAGGGATTCCAGGCGTATCCCCCGCCGCTGGTGGGGTAGCCAATGTCATCCAGAGCCAGATTGTTGAGGATATTGGGACTGAGCTAATCAACCCCGTGAACATCGCCCTGGCTGCGCCGTTCGCCTTGCAAGGAACAGCGGGACTGACGGGTGGGCGGCTGGCGGCGCAGATAGCATCTAACCTGACAGCCACCGGCCTAGAGCCTGCCCTAGTGCGCGGCACCCTACGGGGCCTGACGGCCATCGGGGCACGGGGCGCTGCGGCGGCACGGGCTCTACCGAAGGCCGTCCGTGAGACGCCTATCATCCAACAGGCGCTCAAGGGCATCCGTGAAACGCCGGAGGCTGGCGGGCGGCTGGGCGATGTTCCCCCATTACGTGGCGGGGAGCCCGTCAATCCCCACATAGCGAAGGCTGACCCAGGCCCGCCGCCTCCGCCGAAGGAACCACCTCCTGCAAAGCCGCAGCCAACCCCAGATGACCCCAAGTTCGCCAGCATCCAGGAAGTAGCGATAAAGAATGAGCCCGTTGAGGAGACGTTACTCCGTCGTCACCAAGGAGCCATCGACACGTTCAAGCGCGATGCTCAAATAGAAGTCACGGACGGGAACCAACTACTGCGTGAGGCGGAGATGGGGCAGGGCTTCCGGGGAACAATCGTACCCAGAGCGGGGCAGACAGACGAGTTTGACGAGTTGTACCGCTTCCTCCACAACCCCAGCAAGGTGGACTCCGGCGATTTAACCGTCCCTGACAAGCTGCGTCCAATGTACGACAAATTGCGGGCTCAGACTAATTGGGAGCAGGCGGCGCGTCTGGACTTTGACCCCGAACAGGGGCTTGTGGAGGATTACTTCTTCCGTGGCTGGAAACCCCCAGAAGGGGCGTTTATTGGTGAAGCCAGGGGTCAGTTAGGGCGCAAGCCTGGGTTCAAGCTGCCGCGAGTCGATGCCACCTATGACGAAATGAGAGCGGCGGGGTTCGAGCCGTTGTTCTGGAATCCGTTTGAGCAGCAGCGGTATTCAAGGCTGATGGGTGTCAAGTACCGGGAGCAGATGCTCCTTATCGAGGACATAAAGGTTTTGGAGTTGGCGCTGCCCCATGACGGGGGGCCCATCCCTCAAGGCTGGCGTGTCCCCAAGGTTGGGGCTGCCTTCGAGGGTAAACCGTTCGCCATCGTGGATAACGCGGGTGACGCTCGCTCTCTGTTCACTCGTCGCTGGATTGTGCCTGAGTCGCTGGCGAACCGGCTAGAGAACGCCTATGGGGTGACACCCGACTTCGGGACGGTTAGCGCCTTCGGAATAACTGCCGACTTGAGGAAGGTGACAGACGCTCTGGTCTTCATCCCTAAGCGGGCGAAACTTATAGCCTCGGTGTTCCAGCACGTTGACTTCCTTACCCGTTCGGGGGTTGGCTCTGTAGCAGCGTTCACCAATGCGTTAAGACACGGCCAGCCTGTCGAGGCGGTGGCCCATTTACTAAAGTGGCCTAAGAGCGCAGGAACGATCCTGCGAGCTACCGTCAGTCCCGGCTACCGCCAGAACCTCCGCCGTTTGGCTGTGGACTCCACAGACTTGTTTACAGACCGCCCTGGACTCTCAATGAGGTCTATTAGTGAGGCTGGGTTGAGCCTACAGGATGTGACTATCTTCCCCGACCTGGACAGCATTGCTAGAGAGGCGGCACGAGGTTCAAAGGTCAAAGCGGTCGTGTCACAGATTGCCGACCTAGAGAGGCTAAACCGGCAAGGGCTGTTCCAAGGAGTCTACCCCGCTGCCATTCTGACGGACGTAAAGAACAACATCGCGCCCATGATAGTCCACAACTACCCCAACGAGACCGCCGCGCAATTATCGGGCCGGATCGCCAAGATTGCAAACATCAAATACTCCACTATCCCTGGCTCTCAGAGTGTTGTCCAGAACCGCTTTATGCGTAATCTCCTCACCCGATTCTTCTTCAGCATGGGCGAGCAAGAGGGTCTCTTGAGGGCGTTCACGGGAGCGGTCAAGGGAGAGAACGCAGCCTTCTGGCGAGAGCATTGGGTAGGGGCTTACCTCGGCCTCATGGGGGTTGCGAACGTCATCCACTTCGCCTCGACCGGAGAGCCGTTGCCTATATCCAGGTACGCGCCTCTCTCAGCGAACAAGTGGGGGCCGCTACCGTTCGGTTACAACAGAGACTTCGCGGCACCTAACATCCCCTTAACGGGTCGGTCGGGCACGGAGGTAACGATGGACTTGGTGGGGCAGCTCGACACTGCCTTCCGATTGCTGGACCCAGCGAGTTTCCTGACTTCCCGTGTCAGCGTCCCCCTCCGAACGGGGTTAAATCAACTCAAGGAAGAGGACTTCTTTGGTGCTCCTATCGACAATGTAGGCCCAGCGGGGGTTATCTCCCGCACCTCCCAGCTCATCTTCGACACGTTTGCCCCCATCGGTTTTGGGCAGGCAGCGTTGCAGCTCGCCCGTGACAACATATCGGGCGCGGAGAAGGTCATTCAGCCAGGAGAAGCTAGGCTCGGAACACAGGGGACGTTGGCGCAGGCTACGGGTATAAATCTACGAGCCGAAACTACCCCCCAACTCCTGCGGAGAATCCGTGGCGAGGTGATGAGAGAGCTGAAAATCAAAGAGGCCTACGACAAGTTACCTAAGACGACGAAGGCAGACGTGGATGACGAGGTGGAGAAAAGGATAGGCGAGGAGTTAGCGCTTCGAGGAGAGACGGCAGAACTAAGGGGGCAGGTCACTCCGCAGACTGAGTTCTTCAACGAAACAAAAGCCTCCCGTGCCCGCCAAGAACAAGAGCAACTAGAGGCCGATGCCCAGTTCACCTCTAACGCTTGGACGGCTGGAGTTTGGCGCAGCGACTTCACCGACCGGAATCGAGCCTTCTTCAACCAACGCGAGGGGATGAAGCAGTTTGCCGAGATTGAGTTCGAGGATCATCCAGCAGAGAACAAGATAGACGCCGCCATTGACGCCTACTTCGACGTGAATGTGGACGACTACAAACTAGGCGACGGCACCACGGATTGGAGTGGGTTCTTCGACGCCCAAGACGCCGCGCTCGCTCCGCTTTCCCCCTCCGAGAAGCGCGATGTTCTGGCGAAAGTCATCCACAAGTTCGACACCCCGACAGTCGTGGAGTTCCGCAGGGCGCAAAGCCTGTTGGATGATGCCCCGGAGAGATTCGTTGGTATTAGCCGAGATGAGGAGAGGGAGGCGTCTGACTTCCGCGAGTTAGTGGATCAATCACGAGACCGTCTTTCCGTCCGTGGCTTAGACCCTGGCGACTCTACCATTGAACAATACCTGGCTGTCGCTCAGGATAACGGGGTTGCGCCAAGTATGGCTTATCGAGCTTTCGCGCTGCGGCCTAATAGTGAAGGGGCTGACAAACTCCGCAACGTCAGATACACCGAGTTCCTAGCTGATAACGCAAGGCTTCTAGTGACCTTCTTCCCTGAACTCTATGGCTCTCGCCGAATGTTGCCTTTGGTGCCCCCCGACCTTCAAGAGCGCGTGATAACGTCTGTGAGGTAGATGATGGGACTGTATGAAGACTGTATAGCGTCGGGTGAGTCGCCCGCATTGTGCGCCGCCACCTTTGGCGGGCCTAGCGGCGGCGACACCAAGGCGACTCTTATTGGGGCCGAACTCTTTTCCCCTGACCGGCAGTTTGCTGGAGTGCTGGTTAAAGACCCACTCGCCCCTGTCCAAGCCAAGCCTGGTGAGACAATAGACCGCCTGCTCGCCCGCCGTCGGGCAAATCCAGGAGGTATAGTTCAGAAAGGGCTCTTTCTCCAGACGGACAAGGGACTCATCCCCTTTACAGGAGGGTCATTTCTGACCTCCTTCAACGAGGGAGTTACGCTGTCTGCCACGGGAAGTATAACTACCAGTCGTGACCTTCCGCTCACCAGCGCCACTGGTGCTGCCCCATCCTTCACCTCCACACAGGCAGGGCTACAGCAGCAATTCCAGAACGATCAGGCCCTACTAACTCAGCGGCACGAGAACGATCTAGCGCAGCTCAATGCCCAGCTAGCCAGCGCCCAAGGAATAAACCGAGCCAACATCCAGGCAAACATCGACCTGGAGAACCTACGCCACGAGAACGACCTCGCGGAGATGGCTCTACAGTTCGAGAACCAGCTAAAGCAGACCACCCTTGGCGAGATCGGGGCCACGACCAGGACGCTCATTCAGGAGAGGGGCCAAGAGAGGGCAAGGCAGACAGAGTTGGCAGGCAGGGACATCTTCAAGTTCACGGCCAATCTCAGAGGACGTTCCGCTGGCACCGCTCCAACTCCTGTTGATGTGTTCAAGCAGCAAGGGGCTGAGTTCGTCAACCGACCCCTACCCCAGGTTGACCCGAACGCTCCTCTTTCAGAGTTGCAGGCCGGACTGAGCGCCCTACAGAAGCTAGAAGCCCCACAGGGACAGGGGATATTCGGGTTAGCGCACGGCGGGACTGTTACTGCTCCGGGGCAGATAGCTCCGCTCGAAATGCAGCGTGGTTCAGACGGAGCGTTTTCGCTCACGCCTGCCATCGTGGGAGACGATGGGCCTGAACTAGCGCTACTCCCTCCTGGGGCCAAGATTATCCCACTCTCCAAGCTGCAAGGAATGGATTTGAGCAGCATACCAAGAGCCCAGGGCGGGCTGGACATCCCCAACCTAAACCTCGGCGGCTTCCCTGACTTGCTAGACTTCCTGAGACGGAGTACGGGCTTAACAGCCCCATCCTTCTTCGACACGCCTGGCAACACCCGCATCGACGTACGTGCCCCACTATTACGGCAGGATGCAGCGCGTCTAGGGGCCTTCCAGAGAGCGCCAGGGTCGCTACTTGTGGGCGCGGAGAACTTCGGCCAGCCAAGATCGGGGCCGGTGTTCGTGGTGGACGAAAGTGGGAGGATTAGGCCCTTCACCAACAACCCCATTTTCCAGCGATCCGGTTTCCGTGGCGAGGACGTGCAGACGATTCCCTTCCACCAGCTCTCTCGTTTCCAGAGGGGGCCTGCTATCTCGAATCAGCCGTTCAGCCTCCCAGAGCCTGGGCCTGGGCCGCTACCGGAGTTCCAGACGTTCGGTGAGCCGCTGAACACCCTACCAGGGCTTCTTGATCTTGCGCGGTTCAACCCCGACTTCTCGGAAGCGGACGCGTCGAGCATGGCGAATCGGATCGGGTTCCTCCCAGCACCGGCAAAGATAGCCCGTCAGATCGGGATAGGCGGGGCGAACCTGGACGATCAGGAGATTCAGGGGTTGCTGTCGCTGTACGGGCTGGCGAACATTGACCTAAATACATTCTTCCGACAGATAGAGGCCGCGACCCCAACGGGTCGCCTTGGCAGGCCACAACGCATCGGGTTTACGGGGGCGCGATTGTAGTCCCATTCCAACATGGTGCGTAAACAGCAAAGCCGCCCCGAAGGGCGGCCTGCCTGTGTCGCCTGTGTACCCCTACAAAGGAACACTGAGGACAGTATACCACATCGAACGATGCCGCCTGAGATGGCGGCTTTTTGTATAGGAGGACTACATGGACACGGAAACGACGCTACCGTCTCCGACTGAGGCCGTAGAAGCTCCGCCGACCGAAAAGGCCGAGGAGCCACAGACGACTGAGGCCGTAGAAGAAGCGCCAGCCGAAAAGACGCCTCCCGCGTGGGCAACGGTTGAAGACCCCTACGACGTGATTGAACTAGACGACTTTAAGCCCATCCTTGAGCGCCGCTCTGGACTGATAGAGGAGCGTTTGAGGGAGGACTACGAGGGCCGTTTAGTGGCAGCTACGAAGAACTGGGAGTCTACCAACACCCACAGCACCCTCTCAGGCATCGTGGGCAACCTGACGGAACAACTAGAGGCGAGCAATCTTGAAGGGGCAGAGAAAGCCATCACGCGGTTAGAGAAGTTCCGCGAGCCCTACATGGAGGCGCACGAAAGAGACCTCCAGGGCAAGGGGGCGACCGCGATGGCGAACCAGTCCCTCCGCGACATGCTCAACCTCTTGGACGTTCGCAGCCAGGAAACCCTATACGACCTGGCTAGGAAGACGAACGGAAGTTGGGAGCCCGTGTTCAAGAAGTTTCTCGAACTCGGCGGCAAGAAGGACTTCGAGCGTGGCCTCAAGGAGAACCGAGACGCCGCCGCTGAGAGAGAGAAGCTAGAAGCTCGCAAGGGCAAGGGGGCGAACCTGACCCCTGGCAGCCCGGCGGGCGGAACGAAAGACGACAACACACTTCTCCTTGACCCCGATACACCGATGGAGAAGGTCAGGGAGATTAGGGCTCGCCAGAAATTGGCGGGCGGATAGGAGATAAATCATGGCTTCAGGTGAAACGAGTACAGGGTCTCTAAGCGATGCCCTGCCGTCGATCATTGCTGATGCCCGCATCGTGAAGGAGTTTCAGGGCACCTGGATGCGGACGACTGATATTCGCAGGCAGAGGCCAGGCACCGGCCTGAGCTGGCAGGAGTTTGCGCTTAGTCAGGTCGCGGCACAGGACATCACGGAGACCGAGACCAACCGGAACTTCCAGCAGCTCCAGGGCACGTTGTTCAGCATCGAGCCCACGATGAGTCAGATCATCATTAAGATCACGGACAGAACCTTCCGTAAGATCGCTGCCGTGGTCACGGGCAAATTCGGGAGCTTGGCTGGTAACGCGATGGCCCGTAAGGATGACGAGGACTACCTAGCCCTGTTCTCAACCTTCGCCACGACCGCTTCGCCAGGTGCGGGAAACCCCCTGTCTTTCGGCCACATCGCGGCAGCGAAGAGTAACGTCACGTCCAACACGACGGAGCCGAGCATGGCGGAGGTATTCGCCATCCTGCACGGCTTTGCCATAAAGGATATTCAGGATGAAGTGCTGGCTGGCGTCGGCACCTACACCATCCCCGAAGGGTTGACTCAGGATACCTTCAAGATGGGTTTTGCGGGCACAGTTGCTGGGGCCAATGTCTTCGAGGACGGGAATATCACCATTGATGGTAGCTCCGATGCAAATGGTGCCTGTCACTCCCGCGAGGGTGTGGTGGCTGCTGTCGGTATGGAGATCAAGAAGGAGACGGATCGTGACCTCCATTTCGGTGGTGGTGCAGACGTGATTTCAATGGTCAGCGAGATCGCCTTTGCGGAACGCAAGTCAGGTACTACTCAAGTCTGGGCGTACCTGCTAAAGTCAGACGCGACTGCTCCGACTTCGTAGATGACGCGACTGCTCCGACCAACTAAATATCGCGTGGAACCCAGCAGCCCGCTTTAGGCGGGCTTTCTACATATCCAGGGTAGTCACTGTAGCTCTGGGATGAATAAGGAGAAGAAATGGCACAATCAGGCCCAGGAAAAATCAGGCTATTCGACGACTTCACCGGCCCAGAGTATCCAGTTGCCAACACTGGCGCTGTTGATGCTGATACCTTCGAGGGTCAGTCCATCGGCCCCTTCAAGATTCTAGGCGACTTGGCCGAGACTGACACGGGTGTAGTGGCCTTGGGAGTTGTCAACGGGGCTGTGCGGATTAGTGGCAACGACGAGGATGGTAAAGGCGTAGCCCTCACGACCGACCTCATTTTCCAGCCTTCCCTCAACGCACCCATGATTATTGAGGCTAGGGTTAACATGCGGGCTCTCACCACGAGGAACATTTTCGTCGGCTTTTGCGGTACGCGGGCAGATGACATAGCTCCACCTCTGACCTCGGCTACGACCACTCACACCCTTTCAGCGTCTGACCTAGCTGGGATTCACATGGACAGTGGGTTAGACGCAGGAACGACGTGGCACTCGGTCTACAACGGTGGGACGCGGACGGGGCAGACTGACTCCACTGAGACTGTCACATCCCCGGCCATCCTCCCCGTTGCGGGCGAGTACGACGTGTTGCGGGTTGAGGTGTTCGTCAATGGGACGGTGGAATACTTCATCAACGGTAACCGTGTTGACAAGATCACCAATGCCGTCTCCACGACCACGCTTCAGGCCGCTATGGTCGGCTGTTGGGGCACTACCGGCACCGTAGCGGACATCGACGCGGACTACATACTGGTCGAGGCAAACAGAGATTGGACTCGATAGTCAGCTTCTGGGGGTCGGGCCGGAAATCGGCCCCCACCTTTATTAAGTGCTGACTTTCAGCTAAAGGAGGGAAGAAATGGCACGAAGAGGAGCCTCAAGCATACATAGAGGCTGGTTCTACAACTGGGGTAGGAAAATGGCATCCCAGGCCGCAGGTCAGGCCCGCCTGCAAGTATACAAGGATGGCACGGAGGTCATGTCGTTTGATGACGACGGGACGGACACCTCCGGTGACACCAATGGCCCCCAGACTAAGATCAACCAATCGGTAACGACCACGGGGGACGTGACTGGGCTTCTGACCAGCCCGCGTGTTGCATCCAGCGTGGACGCCGCCAGCGTCACCGCCTTTAAGGCAGAGCCGATGATGAAGGGGACTAACTCACTGTCTGGCGACTACCGCGCCATTGAGATCAACCTGGACGACACCGGCACCAACACCATTGCTGGCGACGCGGTAGCGTTCCGTATATTCTCGCAGCTCAACGTCAACCCTAGTGGTGACTTTGCCGTGATGGAGGTTGAGGCACAGGGCGACACTGGCACGTGGGACTACTTCCTGAAGCTCCCCAACGATACATCTATGGCTTGGAGTGCGCTGACTACCGCCACTCAGTCGGGGAATGTCAAGGTCAAGGTCGGCAGCGCTACCCGCTACATTGCGCTCTACACGAAGGCTCCCTCATAGGAGGCGACATGGATACAAATGCTACAGGACACATCAAGGTTTCAGAGGGCCTGAAGACTAAGGGGGTTATCGCGAAAGATGCCCCGAAGATCGTCCAAGTTGTCTGCTTGGAGACCTGTGTGATTCAGGACGCCCTGAATCCCATGAGCACTCTTGAGTTCGAGGAGGACTACAAATACTCTATGACCCCTCCCGAAGCGGAGACGCTGATCCAGACAGGCAAGTTTCACGCATGGAATGTAGGACGATGGCGGATACCAGGGAAAAGCAGAGACTCGAAGCGCGCCTAGCTGATCTGCGGAAGTCTCGGCAGGAACACGCCGACAAGGCCGACGAGCAAGGCGTCCAGGTCTGTCTCCACGAAGGCGCAATACAGGAAGTCGAGACGTGGCTGGCAGCTCTGGACGCCTCCGTGGCTCCGCCGACCAGTAGTGTCATCATAGCCACCTGTACGCTAGGGGTTGTACGGATTGAGCATGAGGTGGCCATGCTCGCTCAGACGTTGCCCCTGTGGCGGACGTTCAAGCGGAACATCATTGTGGGTAAAACGACTACGGACGCCCGCAACATGGCCGTGAAACAGGCTCAGGACGAGGGATTTGATTATCTCTTCTTCTGGGATGATGATGTTATTCCCCACGATAAACTGGCTACCCAACATCTCTTGGCCGTTCTAGACGCCGATGACAGTATTGACCTCGTGGGCGGGATTTATCCCCGCAAGGTCACGATGGAGCCCATCGTGGCTAAGGACGACGAGGCTAAGAGCGGCGTCTGGTGGGGCTGGCGGGACGGGAAGGCCGAACAGGTCTATATGACCGCCACGGGCTTCCTGATTATCCGTATGTCAAGTTTGGCGAAGATTCCCGTGACGGACGGGCGCTACTTCGAGGTGGACGACAAGACGACGGACGACTTCTTCTTCGCTG